CCCTTTAGCATTTTAAATTTAGCCTTAACGTCATCAGGAATCGAGGTTAATGTTTTTGCTTCTTCATCTAGCTTAACAAGAACTGGATCACGGTCAAAAGTGCTTGGTACGGTTTGGTGGATAACATCAGCCTTGGTTAACATCCACTCCGCTTTAAAGGTTGTCCAACCACGAACACAACATTCTTTCAATGCGTCTTCTAACGTCATCTTTGCTTTGTCGGCCTCAACCTTGATGGCGGCAAGCAATGTATCCGTCATTGGTTTGCGTTTTGCTTTCAGGATTTTTTGGAAATCTGTATATATATGGTTATTGGTTATTGGTTCTTGGTTCATGGTTAGTTGCTCATCTGTTGTACATCCGTTCAACACCTGTTCAACGCCTGTTGATCGTTTGTTCAACGCACGTTTAATAGCTGATGCTTTACCAGCCTTAGATTTATCATTAATTAAACTTTGATATTCTGATATTTCTATTTCACAACGCCTTTGATACCAATATTCGTCTTTCAATTTGAAAAACATATTGAGTATTCCAAGAACAATATCTTCATTATCCCTAGCATTTATTTTCATGCTAAGAATATAAATATCGTTTGGTAAAGGGTTTTCTGTATCGTAATAAAGCCAAAGAAGTTTTAAATAAATACCGACTTCTTCATTGGTAAGAAATGCGGTGTCCTTTATAAAGTCACCGATATGATGCTGATAATAGTGCATAAAAACCCAAAAAAAAGGGCTACACCTGCTATCTCGCCTTTCAGCGTTGGCGGACTGGCGCAGTACCAGCAGATAGCATGTGTAACCCTACTACGATTAACGCCGCCAAGCGTTTGAGAAAATTATACATCAACAATTAATAAACCACTCAGGATGCAACAATTGCAGCTGCCAAATGCGAGCCTGGGGAATTTCTTTCCATTGAGACACAGCACAACGAGAAATGCCCAGTATCTTTGCAAGTTTGTTCTGATTGCCTGCTAATTTAATTGCTTGTTCTTTATTCATGGGGGCAATGTTAACATTATTTAACTTAAATACAACAGATGTTAAGTTAATACAACATTAGGGAATCTACCTACTAAATAATTGTTGACCTCTAGTTAATTTAGATTAACAATACACCCATGCCCCAAACAAATCGTTATAGGGTCTTTTAAGAAAGTAACTATGTTTCCATACAACAAAGCATTTAACACTATTGTTAAAACACAAGAAGAAGCAATCAATATTGCTTATGGCAAGCGTAAATTTGGTGGTGCTTTTTTACCCCACGAACTAGGTTTTATTGTTTATTGGTTGCCAAAGAATCTTGCACAAGATTTTGCATGGTAATGACCAAACAAGAAGCCAATCAAATACTTGATGAAGTTAAGGTTGGCATCCCACACCCCCCACACATAATCAATCAAGCCCTAATCACAACAGGAGATTTAAAACCATGAAATACCACAGAACACTTAACGAAGCATTCCCCAACACAATGGAATATGGCGCATCGATCACTAAGTTTTACCGCAAGCGCACAGCATTAGATATTGCAATGACTATTGTTAGCATTGCAGGCGTTGTTGTACTTTTATTAGATTTTATTATTTGGAGAGCTTAAATGAGCAGATTTGAAGACATTGAACAAGATTGCCATGACGCAATTGTCAGACAAGGCCAAAAAAGCAATTACGCATTTGAAAGTGGGTATTACAAAGCACAAACAAAAATACTTTGTCAAGAAGTTGAGTTTTTACTGCAAGAACTCGAATCCACAATTCAGCAAGTTAAAGATGTATTAAAGGATATGGCATGAAAAACATAGCAACCGCTTTGGTTAAGGCACAAAAGGCGTTTAATCCCGCTTTAAAACAGTCTGTGAACCCTCATTTCAAGTCAAGGTATGTTGACCTTGCTGGGTGCGTTGAAGCGGTTATAGACGCTTTAAACGACAACGGCATATATCTATTGCAGAAGACTTATGAATGCGATAGCGGCATCATTTTAGAAACAATCTTTATCCACGAATCTGGTGAAACAATGGAATGTGGGAGATTGCACTTCCCCGCAGTTAAGCACGATCCACAAGGTTATGCCTCGGCATTGACTTACGCTCGGAGATATAGCTTGATGGCAGCGTGCGGTATAGCGCCAGAGGACGATGACGGCAACCAGGCTAGTAAGCCTAAACCTAATTTGCCAATTAAAAGCCATGTAGAACCCGAAAAACTAGGTTTGTTGATTGACAAAATGCGTGAAGCACAGAATGAAGAACAACTAAAAGCTAGTTTTAGAATTGCATATCAAGCGTGCCACAACGAAAAACAATGGCAAGAAATGGTCAACAAAGTAAAAGATGAATTGAGGGTTTTGTTAAATGGATGATATTCCTTGTCCAGCTTGCCCATTGGGTGAACTAGAGATAACCGAAACCCGTAGACATTTGCATTGTGCAATCTGCGGACATTATGAAACTATTGAGGAAGATCACGATGACTGAACAAATACATTGTTGTGGTATATAATATAATTATCAACCACTACAAAGTATTCTATGAATAAGTTAACTTTTATTTCTGAGGTTCAAGAAAAAACAAAAGATGGTCATAAAAAATGGTTATGTCAATGCGATTGTGGAGATAAATCAATTTATACGGCCACAAGAGTTAGGCATAACAGAGTTAATCAATGTAAAAAATGCACTATAAAAATAGTTTCTCAAAAGAAAAAAACTCATGGAATGAGAGAAAGTAAAGAATATTCAACTTGGGTGTCTTTAAAAAACAGATGTTTAAGAAAATCATCAAAAGATTATGAAAGATATGGAAAAAAAGGAATTACTGTTTATTTACCGTGGATTAATAATTTTCAAATGTTTTTTGACCATATTGGCTTATCACCATCAAACAATCATTCAATTGATCGTATTGATAACACAAAAGGTTATGAGCCTGGAAATGTTAGATGGGCAACAAGATCAGAACAACAAAGAAATAAATCAAATACGGTTTATGTAACAAATGGAAAAGAAACAAAACACATTAATGATGTAGCTGAATCTTTAGGAATTTCTAGAGGTGCGGCACATTTAAGACTTAAAAGAGGTAAATTAAATGAATTCACAAGATGTTAAACAAGGCACTCCAGAGTGGCATCAAAGCAGAATTGGTAAAGTTACGGCATCAGCCATATCAAACGTCATTGCCAAGACAAAAACAGGCCCTAGCGCCTCTAGAGAGAACTACAGCACCCAATTGACTTTAGAACGGTTAACTGGTCAACAAGCAGAGTTTTACACCAATGCAGCAATGGAATGGGGCACAGCTACAGAACCTCAAGCAAGGCAACATTATGAGCTGTACAGGGACGTTTTTGTTGATGAGGTAGGTTTTATCACGCACCCTACGATTGAGATGTCTGGTGCAAGTCCTGATGGGTATGTGGGTGAAGACGGTTTAGTAGAGATCAAGTGTCCTGAAAGCAAAACACAAATGGAAACTTTACTTAATCAAAAAGTACCTACTAAATATATTCCACAGATGCAATGGCAAATGGCTTGTACTGGCAGAAAGTGGTGCGATTTTGTGAGTTTTGACCCAAGAATGCCTGAAAATTTACAAATATTTGTGCAAAGGGTTGAGCGTAATGATGAATATATCAAGATGCTTGAGGATGAAGTAAGAGCATTTTTGGCTGAAATAGATCAAAAAGTAGAAATTTTAAGGAATATTAAATGAGTAAGACGCTAAAAGAAATCAAAGTCATTACAAGCAATTACACGGACAAAGACGGAAAACAAAAAAACAGGTACATGAAGATAGGTTCAATTATTGAGACTTCTAATGGGCCTATGCTCAAGATTGACACCATACCTTTAGTTAAAGGCGGTTGGGAGGGCTGGGCTTATATCAACGATCCTTTGCCCAAAGACGATGGGGGCGTGCCACACCCACATCCCAATAAAAACAAGGGTAATTTTGACAATATGGACGAAGACTTTCCTTTTTGATTATGCAGCCATTCCAAGTTAGACAAGCCGAATTTGACAAATGGCACAAAGACAATCCTATTATTTGGAAGTATTTTGAGCGTTTTAGCTTGGAAGCGGTCGCTAAGAACCGTAAAAAGATCAGCCATTGGCTCATTATTAACCGTATTCGATGGGAGGTTTACGTCTTAACAACAGGAGAGGACTTTAAGATCAGTAATGACTTTATTGCCTTTTATGCGAGATTATGGCGTAAACATCACCCAGAGCACAAAGAATTATTCAACATCAAGAAAATGATAGGTGAACCGTGGCAACAAGAACTAATATGAAAAGAATTACGCTATATTTGCCTGATTCGGTAGATTTAATTAAGAAAAAGCTAGAAGCCGACTGTGGCATACAAATGACGTATGTACAGGTTTTTTCATTTTTGATGAATTTCTATTTGAAACACGCAAATGAACCTAGAACAAAGTGGAGTCCATTGCAATGACACAGTTTAAAAGGGGTAAAAATGATTGACGTATCAGGATGGCGTAAAAGACAGATCATGGCTGAAGATGACGATGACATTCAAGATTACAAAAAGCCGTGGGTAGGGTTGACTGATGAGGAAGTAGAAAGGGTTTATATGGACACCCTGAGTTTTCAAGAGAATGCAAGAATTTTGGAAGCTATTTTGAAAGAAAAAAACACATGAGTAAAGAAGTATTACAACAAGCGTTAGATGCTCTTGATGATACAGGATTGAAATGGCGCAATGTTGTTGCTGCTATCGTGGCAATAAAAGAAGAAATTAAACGGTTAGAAAAAATAGAACTAGAGAACGCCAAAGTATGATATAGTGTAACTGCTACCAAAGGGTAGTGTTTTTTGCAAAGAAACTTCAAATGTAGTTGCCTTATGGTGAGACTGTAATAAAATGCACTCTCACCTTTTTTTTAGGATAAAGCATGGAAAAATATGCTGGTTTCGTTTCAAACTTTGTTCTTGCACTATTGCATTGCGGTACAAACGCCCATTTGATGCACTGGACAACAAGCAGTTACAGCAAACACAAGGCGCTTGCCAAGTTTTATGATTCAATAGTTGAACAAACTGATGATTATGCCGAGGCATATATGGGAAAATACGGGCAATTGAAGAAATTTCCCAATGAATATCACCCCCCAAACAATGATCCAATCAAATATTTTGAGACTTTATCCAAGTTTGTAATGGACATCAGGAAAGAATTGCCCCAAGATTCAGAATTAAATCAGCTTGTGGATAACATCCAACAAAACATAGATTCAACCCTTTATAAACTCAAATACTTAGACTAATGGCTGATCCAGAAAAAATTGCTGCTGCTTTGAAGTTTTATGAGTCTAAAAGGAGTTTTGACCCTTTTGGACAGCAAGATAGTGGCGAAAGAGTAATGCCTACTCTAGCTGGCATTTACAGCACAATCGGTTCTTTGAAGCGTAAGGGGGCAGACTTTATACAAAATCCCGTTTTAGGCGTACAACAGATGGTTGGTAACGCTAACGATCAAGCTAGGGCATTGAATCAATTAACGGCAGAATCAGCGCAAGAAGGGTTATCCTTTGGCCCTAAAACCAAATTATTGGCAAGCCAGTTAGCTGAAAGCTATAACCCAACTGGAATGTTTATTGGCCCAAATGCCGCATCTTTTAACAAAAGCATGGCATCAAAAGCCCAAGAATTAGAAAAATTAAACAAACCAGCCGAAGAAATTTGGCAACAAACAGGCACATTTAGAGGGCCAGATGGTAAGTTAAGACAAGAGATTAGCGATCAAAACATTGGCTTTAAACAGGGAAGTTATGGCAAAGACATAAATGGCAATCCTGTTATGTACCAAGTCAATGAGGGGAATGCTTCTCAAGTTATGGCGCACCCAGAATTGTTCAAAGCCTATCCATTCTTGAAAAAGGTCAACACCGAAATTGGCAACCGTCCAAAAGCAATGGGATCAACTGAATATGGTGCTGAAGGTAAATTTTTAGAAGCGTTTGGCCCAACTGATGAAGATATAAAGTCAGTTTTAGTCCATGAAATGCAACATCAAATTCAAAACAGAGAAAAAATGGCTGCTGGATCAGGTTTCATGGAGGGCGACACAGAAGGTTTTAAACGTTATCTGCGTTCAGCAGGCGAAGCAGAAGCAAGAGCAACACAAGCTAGGCGCAATATGTCAATGGAAGAAAGACGCAAACTTTTTCCCCTGAGTTCTTATGATGTGCCAATAAAAGAGTTAATTTTTAAATAATGGCTCAATTTTCTATAAACTAAAGTATCTAAATTAAGAGGGCGGTTAAACAGGCAATTGAGGATGTCAAGTGTGTAATTTTCCTGTTTTCACGCACACCCAAGCAAAGACCAAATCAACGCCCTCACCCTACAAGGTGCAAGCAATGACTGAAAACAACAAAATAAAACAAAGCCGTAAGGGAAGAACCA